TAATGCATTTCATTAAGGGTAAACAAACAGATGCTCCATTTAACGTCATAGTTGATATTACGGGCGCTGCAGCTTCTAAATCTGACGTAGAAAAACTACTGCAACATTTTAAAACAGTCAGGCTTTGTTATGGCGCTACTGAGACAACACGCACTTGTATGAAAGTCATTACACACATAGACCAATACAACGGTTCTGTTGGTAAACCATTCAGGGATGTTAAGATAAAAATCGTTGACGATATAATTTACATTAAGTGTCCAAGAAACGTAACGGATGACTGGTTCGTTTCTGGCGACCTCGGATATATGAAAGACAATGAGTTGTATATTACAGGTCGTAAAAATGAGCAAATTAACGTAGGTGGAGTAAAAATAGATCCAAACACAATCGATTTGTTTATTAAATCAATTGAAGGTGTAGAGGACTGTTTGGTGTTTCAGAACACATCTTTGGAAATAGCAGAACAACTTTCTGTCCTCGTTGTCGGCCAACCCAAAGATATATTTCAACCTTGTATTGAAAATATTGGCGTATCTAAAACTCCTAAAAACGTTTACTTCGTTAAGGAACTTCCAAGAAATAAAAACGGTAAAGCAGTTCGTAAAGATGCTATGGGTGCTATAGAAAATATTGCCCCAGTCAAGTATTATACTTCTTGACATTGCCTTTAATTTAAGGTAGAATATTTTATTATTTGGAGGTAGTATGAAATTTTACACAAACGTATACCAGCGTGGCGATAAAATTTATGTTCGTGGATACGAAGATGGCCAACTTGTTGAAGAGATCATTAACTACAAGCCGTATTTGTTTTTGACAAAGCCAAATGGTTTCTATCGTACATTAGACGGTAAAACTTGCGACAAAATGCAATTTGATAGCATCAGTGATGGTAAAGATTTTATCGAACGTTATACTGATGTTTCAAATATGGATATCTATGGTCTCACACATTTCATGTATGTGTTTATGTATGACACTTACCCAGGAGAAATGGAATACGATCCATCACTTGTTTCAGTAGTAAGCATTGATATTGAGTGCGCTGCTGATGAGGGATTTCCTAATATTCAAAAGGCTGACAAAGAAATCACAGCCATCACTCTCCGCAAGAGAGGTCGAAGCGTCGTATTTGGTTGCGGTGAATTTGTGAGCAATGATCCTTTGATCACATATGTGAAGTGTCCTGACGAACAAACATTGTTGTTCAAGTTTGTTCAGGTTTGGAATCATCCAACGATTAAACCTGATGTTGTCACTGGTTGGAACATCGAGTTCTTTGACATTCCTTATCTCATCAATCGCATGAACCAAATCATTGGCGAGCAGGAAACCAAGAAGCTTTCACCATGGAAAATCCTTGAAGAGCGCAATGTTGAGTTCAAGGGTAAAGAGAATCAGACATACAACATTATCGGCATCAACACTCTTGATTATTACCAGTTGTATCGCAAGTTTACATTTGGTAATCAAGAGTCGTATAAGCTTGATTATATTTCTCAAATTGAACTTGGTGAAAAGAAGGTTGACTATTCTGAGTATGGCGACTTGCTTGGTCTTTATAAGAATAACTTTCAAAAGTTTATTGAGTATAATATTCAGGATTGCGTACTCGTAGATAGACTCGACGATAAATTAAAATTCATTGAACAGGTTATGGCGCTAGCGTACGACGCTAAGGTCAACTATGCTGATACAATGACAACAGTTCGACCTTGGGATGTTATCATTCATAACTATCTTCTAGATCGCCGTATTGTCATTCCTCAATATAAAGTTGACAATAAGCCTTTCGAACTTGTTGGTGGTCATGTTAAAGAGCCTAAGATTGGTCTCAGCAAGTGGGTTGTATCGTTCGATTTGAACAGCCTCTATCCTCACCTGATTATGCAGTATAACATTAGTCCTGAGACATTTATTGTTCGTCTTCCTAGCATGAGCACATTGGATACATTAGTTAATGGGGATATGAAACACAATTGTGAACATGCCATGGCAGCTAATGGTTGTATTTACAGTAAAGATAAGCAAGGATTCCTCCCTGCTTTGATGGAAAAGATGTATAACGATCGTGTTGAATACAAGAAAAAGATGATTGAGGCGAAGAAGCGTTATGAGCAGACACACTCGCGAGAAGATGAAATGCTAATCGCTCGCTATCATAATATGCAAATGGCCAAGAAAATTCAGCTTAATTCAGCTTACGGTGCGCTTGGTAATCGCTACTTCCGCTGGTTTAACTTCAATAATGCAGAAGCAATCACGATGTCTGGTCAGCTTTCTATTCGGTTTATCGAGAGAAAGATGAATGAGTTTATGAACAAAGTTTGTAAAACTAAAAATATTGACTATGTCATAGCATCTGATACTGATTCAATTTATGTTACATTTGAGAAGTTAATTCCAGAAGGTAGTGATGAGTTCGAAGCTGTTAAGTTGATTGACAAGTTTTGTGAAAAAAAGATACAGCCATATCTAGACAGTTGCTATGATGAGTTGGCTGGTATGATGAATGCATATCAGCAGAAGATGCAGATGAAGCGAGAGACTATCGCCAACAAAGGCATCTGGCGTGGTAAGAAAATGTATATCCTAAATGCTTGGAATGTTGAGGGTGTGCAATATTCTGAACCTAAGTTAAAAATCCAAGGTATCGAGGCTGTTCGTTCATCAACACCTCATGTATGCCGCGAGAAAATTAAAGAAGCTCTGGCTATCATTATGAATAAAGATGAAGAGACATTACAAAAGTTCATTGCTGATTTCCGAGAAGAGTTTCTCAAACTTCCATTCGAGCAGGTTGCGTTTCCGCGTGGTATTAAAGGTTTAGAAAAGTATCAAGATAAAACAAATATCTATATAAAGGGTACACCGATTCAAGTAAAAGGTGCATTGCTTTTTAATCATCTGTTGAAAACAAAGAACATAAAATCAATACCTCCCATCGTAGATGGAGATAAAGTAAAGTTTGCTTATCTCAAAACACCTAATCCTATCTATGATACAGTTATTGCTACTCCGGATGAAATGCCAAAAGAGTTCAACCTCGATAAATACGTCGACAGAGAAATGCAGTTTTCGAAAACATTTTTGGAGCCATTGAATTCAATTTCAGAGGTTATCAATTGGAATGTAGAAAAGAAATCAACACTAGAGGAGTTTTTTGGATGAGTGATGATGATTTTGGTTTTAGTCTTGTTTCAGAACAAGAGCTTAAGAAGCACGAAGAATACCTAAAGAAAAAGGTAGAAGAGCAATCTAAAGTTGTTATACAAACAGCAAATGACCTCACAGATAAACTTCATGGTCTTCGTAATATGATTATGCCTTTGCTTAATAATCTAGCCAAGGATCCTGAAAAGGAATATATTCTTTGGCCTGATCGCGCCGAGAAAATTAAAGCTTTCATCAATAAGATAGACGCTTACGTAACCAAAGAATGATAAATTACCTAGCATTGTTTGCAGCTTTAGCTGTATCAACAGTATCAGCTTATTATTCAATACTTGGTCTTACAGCTATATTTTCGTCAGCATTTGTAGCTGTAATAATCATGGGAATTTCTCTTGAATTTGGTAAATTAGTTACAGTATCTTGGCTCCATAAAAACTGGAATAGCTGTCCTTTTTTATTGAAAACATATTTGACTAGTGCTGTAATCATTCTGATGTTTATTTCAAGCATGGGCATCTTTGGCTTTCTATCAAAAGCACATATTGAACAAACATTAAACATTAACACAGGCTCTGCTGATCAAGTTGTTATATTAGATCAAAAGATTGATTACCTCAAACAAACAGTTGCTGACTTAGATAAACAGATAGCACAAATAGATGCTGCAATTAGTAAACTAACTGAAAAGGGACAGGCTACCAATTCGCTTAGAGCTGCTGATCAACAGAGAAAAACAAGAGAGAGCCTGATTAAAAGGAAACAAGAAAATGTCAGGGATATATCCACATATACCACCGAAAAAGTCACCCTTACCTCCGGAATCAAAAAGCTGGAAGCAGAGGTGGGACCCCTCAAGTATATTGCAGAGTTGGTCTATTCGAGCGCCGGATCCGAACAACTCGAAAAGGCAGTTCGCATGGTCATTATTCTTCTGGTCCTTGTTTTTGATCCTCTTGCTGTTCTCCTTCTGCTTGCAGCTAACCATGGGTTGGGCAAATTAAAACTCTTGACTAAACCTAAAGAAACAAGTATACTTAAAATTGATGATGAAGTGCTAGGAGCAAAAAATGTCTGATTTGAAGAACCGCCTGATTAAGAATTCTACTATTGACTTGACCGCAACTCTTGAAGATTCAAAAATCTTCACCAAGAAGGATATGATTCCAACATCTGTACCAATGATCAACGTAGCGTTGTCTGGTTCTGTTGATGGAGGTATCACTCCTGGATTGACTATGTTGGCTGGACCATCAAAGCACTTCAAGACTGGCTTTGCTTTGCTCCTTGCTTCCTCGTTTCTTAAGAAGTATTCTGATGGTGTTATTTTGTTTTATGATTCTGAGTTTGGTACTCCTCAGTCTTATTTTCAAACGTTTAATATTCCTTTTGATTCTGTGGTTCATACTCCCATTACTGACGTCGAGGAACTGAAGTTTGATATTATGCAACAGATGAAGCAGCTGACTCGCGAAGATCACGTAATGATTGTTATTGACTCGATCGGCAATCTTGCTTCTAAGAAAGAAGTTGATGATGCTCTTGATGGTAAGAGCGTAGCTGATATGTCTCGCGCTAAGCAGCTTAAGTCTTTGTTCCGTATGATCACACCTCATCTTTCTCTTAAGGATATTCCTATGGCTGTGATCAATCATACGTATAAGGAAATTGGTCTCTATCCCAAAGACATCGTTGGTGGTGGTACTGGCTCTTACTATGGCTCTGACAATATTTGGATCCTTGGGCGTCAACAGGATAAAGATGCGGATGGTATCGCAGGTTATCACTTTGTTATCAACATTGAAAAGTCACGTTATGTTAGGGAGAAGTCTAAGATCCCAATCACCGTTTCTTTCGAAGGTGGTATCAATCGCTGGTCTGGCTTGCTTGATGTTGCACTTGATGGTGGTTATATCGTTAAGCCTAAGAATGGCTGGTATGCTACTGTAGACAAGGAAACTGGTGAGGTTCGTCAGCCATCTATGCGTGCTGGTGACATTGTAGACAATAAGAAGTTTTGGGTTGATATGTTTAGTAACACTGATTTTGCGAAATACATCGAAGGCAAGTATAAGATGGCGACTGGCGCTATTATGGAGAACGATGATGTATCAGAAACAGCCTAGTTCAGTAAAGTATGATTATGTTAAAATGGAGGATGATAATAAGTGGCAGTTGAAAATACAATTCTCAGCAATTTGGTCTTCAATGAAGAATATGGTCGCAAGGTTATTCCGTTCCTCAAAGACGAATACTTCACAAACCAATCAGACAAAACAATCTACCGACTCGTCAAAGAATACGTAGACAAGTATAATGCATTCCCTTCTAAAGAAGCTTTGGCTATTGATCTATCAAACAAGGATGGTATCGGTGAAGAAACTTTCAAACAATCAAAAGAACTTATCAGTGGGCTTGTACACGATACAGAAACCAAAATCGATTGGCTCTTGGACCAAACAGAAAAGTTTTGCCAAGACAAAGCAATCTATAATGCGATCATGGCGTCAATCGGGATTCTTGATGATAGCTCTGGGAAAACCTCAAAAGGGGCGATACCTCAGATACTCTCCGATGCACTTGCTGTATCGTTTGACACACACATTGGTCATGACTTCATTGAAGATGCGGAGTCACGCTATGAGTTCTACCACACCAAGGAAATTAGAGTTCCGTTCGACCTTGACTACCTTAACAAAGCAACAAATGGTGGGTTGCCTAAGAAAACGCTCAACATTGCTCTAGCGGGAACAGGTGTTGGTAAGTCACTCTTTATGTGTCATTGTGCAGCATCTAATCTAGTTGCTGGGTTGAATGTGCTGTACATTACGATGGAGATGGCGGAAGAAAAGATTGCAGAGCGTATTGACGCTAACCTGCTTGATACTCCTATTGATCAATTGACATTATTGCCCAAGGATATCTACGATAAAAAGGTCGCGCGTATTCGTAGCAAAACTCAGGGTAAGTTGATTGTCAAGGAGTATCCTACAGCATGTGCAGGTTCAGCTAACTTCCGCCATCTCCTAAACGAACTGAATTTAAAGAAAAACTTTAAACCAGATATTATCTACATTGATTACCTAAACATCTGTATGTCATCGAGGATTAAACATGGAGCCAACGTCAATTCTTATACCCTTGTCAAAGCAATCGCAGAAGAATTACGAGGGCTTGCAGTGGAGTTCAATGTTCCTGTCGTCTCTGCGACTCAAACAACTCGAAGCGGATATTCGAACAGCGACGTGGGACTGGAAGATACATCAGAATCCTTTGGACTCCCAGCCACAGCTGATTTTATGTTTGCACTCATCGCGTCCGAAGAGCTTAATGACCTCGGTCAAATCATGGTTAAACAGCTCAAGAATCGCTATAATGATCCAGGGGTGTATACTAAGTTTTGTGTTGGTGTGGATCGCAGCAAGATGCGGCTATACGATGTAGAACAATCCGCCCAAGATGATCTAATCGGTAATGCTAAAAAGAAGCAGGAGGATAAATCAGTATTCGATAATAGTAAGTTTATGACTGAAGATACAGAACGTAACAAGCCAAAATCCAAGTTCGATAAATCAAAATTTGCGGGGTTCAAATGAGCAAGCGTAAGATGAATTATAATCTGGTTGAAGGTCAAGATAAGTCTAAATATGATGTGCTAGAGGAAACTACTGGACAGGTGATCAAATCATTTGCTGGTGATAGATTCTCTGAGGCAAGATCATTTATGCGTCACTTAAACCTTGGTGGTGGGTTCGACGGCTGGACTCCTTCATTTTTATTGAAAAAAATTAATTTATCCTCTTAAAAACTATTGTTTTCTGTATAAATAATATCAGAGTGAATTATGTATGTGTCTGCGCAACACAGAGGCAAGTCTGAGTAATCGGTTCAGGAATAGTTGGGAATAACGGTGGGGTTCCGCCCAACCATAATTTCACTTAGGGAGTAGAGGGAGATGGTCGTAAAGGACTATCTCCCTTTTTTTATAAATATATAAAAAAGGATTGATTATGGCGTACGATTACATAAAAATGGCTGCATCAGCTAAGAAAGCAGCTGATGCTTTGAAGGCCAGTAAAGTTATCGCATCGATCAAAACTTCTCGTTATCAAAAACAAATTAAAGCTGTTGAGGTTTCATACGCTGGTGCAATTGAAGACTTATTAGAAAACAAAGGTTTCAACGGCGTTATATCTGATCTTTCTTCTACCGAAGAAAAAAATATATCTGGTAAATACAAAGCGAAATTATTTACAATAA